TTTGTGCGTCGCAGATTATTGCCTGCCCGACTGCATTATTGTTTTCATCTACAGCTACATAAACGTCAGCTAAAGCTGGCGCGATTGAAACAGCTGTTAGTAAAGCTGCTGCTATAACTATTTTATATTTCATAATCCCACACACTTTTCCATAGTTCCCCAGCAATAGCTCATACCTGTCCACCAGATATGGCTTTCAACCCAGTAGCCTGCAATAAGAGCTGCAATAGCTAGGATCGTTACTACTATTTTGCCTCGACGTGTTAGCTTCATTTCACTCCTCCAAAGATACTAAGTAGAGCTGACAGCAGGTCAGCAATACTGCTTTGTAATAATGCTAAAAATTGCAGATTTCTCATTTAGCTACGCCTATTGTTGTAAAACGCTTAGTCAATAGAGCTCCGTTTGGGTGCTCCAGGGTTATTGTGCGCTCAAAGCTGGCTGTGCCGTGATCTACAAACTTTGAGTAGTCATTAGCTGCCTCGATCGCATTCTCGTAAAACTTCTGCCAGGTAATTTCACCGTCAAGATATTCACGGATTGTGTATAGACCTTCGTCTGGATAACTCATATTTTTGCCTCCTCGTATTTTTTTACAGCTGTAATTGAGTATTCGTGTAATGCCTTGCAATTTGTTCCAGGGATATTGACGCGGATTTTATGTCCGCTGGGATAAGGTCGGATCTTAGTAATCGTGCCTACCCGTCCCTCCCAGATCGTGCGAACAAAAATAACCTTATCTCCTAGCTTGAGATCGTTCACGCTGCACCATCTTTTTTAAGAGTTTTCATTAGCACCTCAAAGTGATTCCAAGAAATATCGTCTTGGAGCCAAGCCTTAAAAATAATTCCAGCTAATTCTTTGTATGTCGCAGAATTACCAGGACGTTGATAATGCTTAATTTGACCAAAAAGAAACATAAACTCACCGTTGCGCTCGCCTTCAAGAGCTGGATCAAGGTGAGCGTCTACGCTATTCCAAGTTTTTTCTACTAAATCTACAACTTGATCAAATGTAAATAATTGTGTCATTTATTTTGCCTCCTGGTGAAATATGCAACGATCACTGTATTTATTTTGATTGCTTAGGCTTCCGTAGAAGCTAATACCAATATGGGCGCCGTCGTTGTAACAATTTTCTACGCTACACATTTTGACGCTCACGCTGCCACCTTCTGTCCAAACTCTTTATTGCTTCTGAACAAGCTTGCCTGGTACGCGACCTCGCCTACGTTTTCACAGTAGACACCCTCGACGCTCCAGACTTTGACCAAAGCTGCCTTTTGATAGACGCGCTTGACTATGTACGTATCGTCACTAGCTAATTCAACCTCGACCCTGTACCCATAACCTACTGGCAAGATCACACCGTTTTCGCTAGCTTGAACTCGACCTCCGCTAATAGCTCCGACATTCCAGAACCCGATTTGATCGAGGATCACTCTACGATCTACTTTCATTTTGCTGCCTCCTCAAAACGTTTGACATTGTTTTGGTAAAAGCGTTGTACCAAACATTTCTGGCACCATAGCTCGCCAACTAAGTGAGCTAAATATCCAACCTCAGCGAGACCTTTCTCGCATTTTAAGCACTTCATTTTTTACCTGCTTTCCGAGAGGATTCCTGCCCTCTCTATTCCTAAGTGTAACGGTTACACCCAGGTTGTCAAACATTTAGGCCCAGTGGCTCTGGAAGTCTTTTTTACCGTCCCAGCTGTAGGCGTACTTGTAGCTGGCGAACTTAATGCCAAGTCCGTTACCGTCAAAGCTAGCTTTATGCTTTGTAATTTTTGCCTTACGGTACTTAACTGCATTTTCGATCTCTACTTGCTGGCTGTAGTCACTATTCCATACCCAGGGCTTGTGACCTTCCTGGTTAAGGTCGATCTCCCAGCCTTTTTCTTTGATAACCAATTTTTCGCTGTATTCGTCGCCAGGGATCACCCAGTGAGTTTCGTAAAGCTCATTTTCTGGGTTAGGCATTACATACTCGCTCATAGAGCTGTCAGCTTCAACAAAAAACTGTCCGATCGCTACAACTTCGACCATAGCTGCAGTCTTACGAATTACCTTGTAATAGTCGATATTGGTCTGATCGTAACCCCAGCTTGAGCAAAGGATATGTCCGATTTCAACGTCTGCCATAGATTCAATTTTTTTAGCTTCTAATACCTGGCTCATTACGCCACCGCCTGATATTGAACTTTGATACCAGCGATATTTTTGTAAGCTGCTTGATATTGAGCAACTAATTTTTTAGCTTTAGCTTCACTAACTTCTGCATTTACTAACTCAAAAGCATTTTCACTTTCAACGATTTTCAACTGAACTTTTTTAGCTACCTTAGCCATTTTATTTTCCTGCTTTCTGTCGGGGATTCCTGCCCCCTACATCTCTAAGTGTAATGGTTACACCCCCAGAGTCAAGCAAGCTAGAGCATATATTGGGACTTTTTTTGCCAGATTTTTATATCCACGCCTGGATCGCCGTAGCTTTTTGTGGCGTGTATTTCTACCACCTGAGCGTCGTCTAAATAGACAATTTTACTAAGACTGTCCAAAATTGCCCTGATCAGCTTATCCGCGTCGGGTGGGACCGTAGGCATTTCACGGTTCACTGTCCGAGGCTTTGCCAGCTGAAAGTCCATAGACATAGCTACAGGACCTTCTATGAGCTTTGGATTCTCAGCGCGAGCTGCAAGAGCTACCGTAGCTCGCCAAACCGCCAAAGCTGAACCCTGGCTATGTACCATTCGCCCGTTTCCGACGTGCTTCATAGAGCCCTGAGGCACAGGTAAGCCAGACACGCGGAACTCGATCACCGCGTAAGTATTGCAGGTTAAAGTACGAGTGTCACAGCGTCGCTAACGACCTCGTGCTTATCAGCTGAACCGTCNGTGAGGTAAAAATCGTATGTCCCATTGTGATCTGGGCCAGATATGTCTTTTACTTCCCATAGGTGACCGTTAATCGAAACACGGTCGCCAAACTGAACTTTAGCTGGTGGCACTATTGNTGTCATTATTCCTCCGTCCAGGTGTAATGATTACTCTAAGGTTACACTAATTACAGCTATTGCGTGGTCTGAGACACACCAAAAAGCTTACGTAGCGATTCGGGCATTGGAGACCCTTTAGGGACGTCCTCAGAAGTGAACTGAGGTGGCACTAGGGTAGGGGTGGTGATAAGGCCTCTAAGGGACGCTGGAGCCTGTTTTTGGGGCAAAGGATCATCTAGCCAGCGCTCTTGATTTAGCCAGGTAGAAGCGTGAGCTGTAAAAGCCTCTTCACGGTTAGGGTCATTCTTGAAACATTCAGCTGCAGCGATCAGCTTCTCAGCTGTAGTTTTCTTGAGAGCTATTGCGAACGCTTTACGAGCTGCGCCTTTAGCCGTGTGGCGAGGATATGCAGTCCAAAATAAATCAAACTTGTGATCAAGAGTATTTTTATTATCTTCCTTTTCATCTTCCTCTTCCTCTTCCTGGTTAAACGAACGTTGAACGAACGTTGAACGTTCGTTGAGCGAACGTTGAACAGCAGACCTTTTTCCCGCGTAAGAAGCTCTATCTGACTTCTCTCTGACAGCTGCTAAATCGCGTTCGATCCGAGAATGAACCCAGGTTTGACCGTCAATTTGAAAGAATTGTGACAGTACAGCTTCAACAGCTTTCCAGCGATCGTCTGAAAGTCTGGCAACGTGAGCTAGTCGGTTGTCCGTATTGTCCAGAGGCTTGCCTCTCTGCCAATAATTCATTATCAGCAGTAGGTAGGCACCGTGCTCCTCTGTTGTAAGGTGAGCTGTATCAGCCAGGTAATCCGAGGTGTAAAGCTGTAGATACGGTAGTGAGGTCATTGTTTTGTCCAGATCTCAAAGCCGATATACCAGCGAAAAGCGTTCATCATAAAAGCTTTATCAAAAGGGTCGTAGTCAATACCAAAACCCCAATAGCTTGTTACACCGTGAAAAAATTGTATTTTCAATTTTCCTCCAAAGCTTCATAAATCATTTTTTTTGTAATTCCTAAATCTGCAAACTCCTGGATAACCCTGTCTCGTGTAGCTGTTTTTCCAGTTGTCATTAACGATTGCCTCTCTAAAGTTTCCATTCCACCCCACCAACCGTAAAACTCGTGGAGAGTCGCATACGATAGACACTTAGCCCATATTGGGCAAGAGGCGCATAGAGCTCTTAATGGCTTGATATAGATATCTGGATCAGGACGCCGTATTTCTTCTATACGGTAAAAGACTTCTGTCTCGACGCCTTTACAGTGCGCGTCCTCCCAATTTATCTCCGAATAGAGGGGCAACCTATTTCTCCTGACGCGTCGTAGTAGCTACAGTAATTGACGCAGAATACTGGGTCTTTTTCTGGAGCTGGTGGCGACTCGCTGGAGATTGCGAGCTGTTTAACTTCTTCAAGCCATCTCAATCCTTCTTGTGCCATTTCTGGGTTATAGGGCTCGACGTGTGTTTTGATCTGGGCCATTTCACCGTCACGAGGAATAGCTACAAGAGCTACGTTTTCTACCTCGTGACCGTTAGCTGTCAGTAGATATCCGTACAGCTGGACCTGAAACCTTTGCTGCAAGCTGGGAAACCACCGTAGCGATTTTAGCTTTGTAGTTTTCCAGTCCACTACGGTTTTCATATCTTTAATGTAGAGATCGCAGTGACCTTTTAGATCACCAGCTACAAACTCCTGTTCAATTAAGAAGTTATCGCCAAACGGATCTTCTCGCTTAATAGCTTCTGCAACCCCTGAGTGGATAAAAGTACCCAGGATTGCAGCTAAAGATTCTGTATTGGGATTTGTCTCAGGAGTGTTTTTCAGCTGGTGCCAAACCTGGCGACGACAGCCACCAATTTGTGACGGTCCGATTTCCACCTGGAGAGATCTGTCCCTGGAGCTGTCAAACGCCAGGAGAGATTTCGATAAAAGGTTAGATAAGTCCATTAGGTAGACCGCCTAACACTAAAACTTTTGCATTGAGTTTTGTATCTTTGCAGCCACCGTAGTAATCAGGAGATATGCCTGTAGGTGTCTCTAGAAAATCAAGCTCTCGAGCTATTCGCTGGCGCCAGTAAAACTCAAACTCTTTAGCTAAAACATCAAAGCTAAGGCCTTCTAGCAAAATAGTCTGTAAAGATTCACCCTGGATATAGGCTAAAGCTTGATCGTGCATAGCTATCGGATTCATCTGCAGTCCCAACAATAGTTTTGTGTCCTGATCTCTTTGTAAGCCAGGGTAATAATGTGGCTACAATGTGAACAGCGCACCATAACCACAGGTTTTTTGACGTGCGTGACATAGAACGGATTACGAATGCGTAGTTTTATCATTTCGTTTTTCTCACTATGTCAATACACACCAAAAAGTCAAAGCACGGTTCGTGCTTCACTTTTTTATCAAGCTGCCAGCGCTCTAAACATTTGTCGCAGACAAACTTAGACATTTTTTTAATCATCTTTTTTCGGACGCGCTTGAACCTCATAGGTCAAACCCCGATCTGACAGAAGTACCCAGGGAGCGAGCTAAGTCGATCTGAGTTTTGACTCTTACCGTGTTAGCTCGAGCTGCTCGGACGATTGCGTCTGCTTCGCCCATCTTGATATGCAGCTCTTTCTTTTCAACCAGAGCTATATCTTCACGCTCCTGAACAGAATAGTTTTTACCGTCAGGCCGTGAAACACGAGATAGCTGTATTCGAGATTCAGCTATAGCTATCTCATATTCCGATTTGACCCTGGAGTAATTGTTTTCAGCTTCGACTAGCTCTTGATGAGCTCTATCTAATTCGTCACTGAGGTTGCGTAACCGTCGCTCGACTTGAGCTGGTGTGACGATTTCGCTCATTCTGGATCCTTTACCGCCTGGAGCTTTCGATTTTCTATTTCTAGAACTTTCCAGGTATCAGAGCTGTAGCCAAAAGGATCTGGTTCCAAAAGGTAACCTGAGCGCTCTAAAGCTTTACCCAGTTCTACTGAGTCAATCTTGAGCTCTTTAGCTACACGGTCCATAGCTACTTGCTGATAATTGACAGCTACAAGCCAGCCCATTGAGGGCTCAAACTTCTTTTGCTTATCACTCATTTTGCAGCCTCCACTGGCTTGTCCTCAGGCAACCTTGCGCTACGAGCGTTAATCGCGTCGAGAATGGTCGTACCTGCAACCTTGCATTCGTGTAGCTCTTTTTCACGGATCCAAAGCTCACGCAGCTTTTGACGGTCCTCTGTGGCTGAGATTTCAGCCAGGACTGTTTTTGCATAAGCCATTTCAGCTTCTGTATATACGCGCTGCTTAGGTAAAGATTTAGTTACGTTAGGTAAAGGCTTAGAGTCTGGACTCTTCACTTCACGGTTGCGAACTTCCTCAGCTGAGGCGATAGGTGACTTCTTTGTGTCAGCTGCTAGGACTGCCACGATAGCTCGACCCCAAGCTGAGGTCTCAGCATTCTGGACTTCTGAGTCACGCGTGTAAGGGGTAGGCCCTGGAATTGGCTCCCAGGCTGTTCCCACGCCTGGACGGGGATCTTCTGGTGTACGGAAAGCAGCAGCTGTAAAAACGATCCAGTCTTTGCCTGCTACCTGGACAAACTCATACTTAACCTGCTGAAGTGAGCCTGTCGGATATTTGTCTCTGAACTCTGCAATACGCGCAGCTACGTCTATATAGTCTTTCGGCCCTTTGTAATCAGCCATTTTTGCCTCTTTCGATAGGAGCTCCTTTGAGCTCGGTCGGGAGTACGCTATCCCAATAATTACACCCTGGCAAACACCGTGTCGGGCGTGTCTAAACTGTAAGGAGTGAGAAGATATGGCTATGGCTTATTCATCTGTTGAAATTATGTGTGGTGGACTTTCTGTGAGTGTTCAGACCGAACTGACATATCCAGACGGTCTTGACGATCTATGCGCTCGCTCTTTGACCTTGTTTAAGGAGGGTGTAGCTACAGCTAAAGCTAACGGTATTGACATTACCGTTATGAGCCTTCACACCACCGATTACGGTGACGACGACCTAGACGACTAGGCGAATTGAAAGCCTAAAGCTGTATCCAGGTAACCGACTGTTTTTGTAATAGTCCGCTGGTTATCAAAATCTGTCGTAGCTGGCATTTCTCGATCTTCCCAGGTGATCTCATATTTAGGCAAGCTAAAGCCCCAGATCCCTGTGGAGTTGAGCAGATATAAACAGGCAGCATTCCGCGAGCTTCTGCAGCTCTAGTAAGACGGTCGTATTTAGACTTTTCGATCAAAAGCTTGTCGTAATGGGTGCGACGACATTTGAGCTCCATATAGATATTCCTGGATTCTGAATAGCAGTCCCAAACTGAATACTGATCCTCGGGCCTTATGAGATCTTTGTACCAGTTGTATAAAAAGTCGTAAAGATTATCCTCGTTCATTTGTCCACCGTCGATAAGACTTGATATAAACAGCTCCATATCCGATTGAAGCTAGGATAAATCCGTATTGGTGACTTGTTAATGCGTAGATCACCCAAAGAGATTCATTGAGAAGTAATAACAGCCAGCCCTGGACTGACTTTCGACCGACAAAAAAAATACCTGTACAGCCTACGATCGCCAATACCCAGGACCACACTATTTATTACTCCTAAAGCTATCTCTCTCTTCTTGCAAAGCTCCAAAAGTCCTACCAGCCATTTTTTTATTAAAGTGTTTTATGTTATTAGCTGGTATTCCAATTTTGTTGCTTGGTAAAGTAATTGCTAAAAGATCTGAGGCGTCTTGATTAGAATAACCAGCGTCTAAAATTGCAGCGTCGTCAGGGAATACTTCTGCGTGACGGTCATTTTCTTTATCTATGAGGTGATCTTCCTTGCCACCCATTGAATAAAGATATCTAAAATTAGGTGGGCAATTAGGCTCTACAATTCTCTTAAACATTGACACTTCTTTGGTGTAGCAATAAAAAGTTACTTCTGGCGTTTGGATAGCTATTTTTAACCATAGGTTTAGATATTCTTCTGAAAAGAAATCTCCAGCGTCGTGAATACGAATAAACTTTCCAACCATTTTTGGCTTTTGTACTTCTTCTAACATTTGATTAAACCAAACCTCAGGCTCTTCAAGTATGTATTCCAAGTTAGCAATATGACGGCCTTTAACATTTGAGAAGTTATAGGTTCCATTCCTGGCATAACAAAAAGAAGCACAGGCTCCCGCATTAGGACAGACATTCATAGTCGTACCGTTAGTAAGCCTTACCCCAAAAGCGGGTAACGTCCAATTAAAAATACCGTCAGGACGCAGCTCGCTGTTTTGCGATAGTAGCTTTTTTGGCCTCATAAGTTAATCGAGCCAAACCTTGTATGCAGCTGTGACTCGACCTTTAACTGGATCAACAAAGTGCAGACGCTGAGACGGAGTAGCGCTGGCTGCAAGCATTACGCCTGCATACCGATTCTCACTTTCGGTTGATCCAGTTTGGTAGACAGATCCTAGCCCATTTGCCATAGGCCATTCTGCGTGGGTGTGATAGTGACCAATATAAATATCACGCCAGGCAAAGCTAGGGTCATAAGCCCCAGATTTCCAACGGTTAGCGTGTTGAACAATAGCTGCAGGAGAAGCAAAGCCATTTCGTCCTACTTCGTCACCGTGAATAAGTAGAGCTTTATAGCCTTCACTTTTACCTGTTGGGTCAGGAATATGAACACGTTGAATATCATCTGGACATTCTTGCCAGATTAAACGCTTTTCATCTTTGAGAAGCTGGCGAGCTAGCTCGTAACACATACGGTCAAAGTTGTCTGACCGAGGTACGTTATCGCGCTTTGATCCAATTCGACCGTGATTACCCCATTCAGGTACTACGGTGACCTTTTGATAATTAGCGAGCGCATATCGAACCACGTCTACGAGAAGCTTTGAGACATTGACATATTGCTCAAACAAAGTTGCGTCAATCTCGAATGCCTGGCTAGGAAAGTTAAAGAGACCTTCAACCATATCTCCACCAAACATAATCACGCAGTCATTGACTGGGTGATCAGCTCGCATAATGTCTGAGATCTTGACAGCTTTTTCAGCAAAGTTCATTACTCGTTGAACCATAACTTGAGAGTTGTAGCTAGGAGTTTTCTTTGCGCCTTGCCAGTCCGTAAGGTGCCATAAAGCCACCTCAGCTTTTTTCTTACTTTTAGTTAGCTCAGGAGCTTTGACTGGAGTAATTGGCCCCATAGCTAAAGTTGCGTCGTGAGCTGCCTGGTGTGTCACCTCTACAAGCTCATCTGTGCGCTGCTTAGCTTGAAGCAGCTGTTTTTGGACACGCATAAGAGCTCTACGAAGCTCAGCTACGTCCTCTGACTCGATTCCCTCAGGGAGAGCGTTGAACTTATCCTCTAAAGACATTATTTACAATTTCTTTGTAATGGCGTAGGTAACCGAACTTATCGTCGTAACTATCTTCGTGTGCTGGATTGTGAAAGAGTCGGACTGTTTTGAGAGCGTCCATAAGGAGTGCGACCTCGTGTGCTGGAATGTCCTCGATCTTGAGGAGCGCTCCCCAGATTCTTCCGATTGTGGTGAACTCTGTGTAAGCGTCTCCATACTGTTCCAGCCTTTCCTCTAGGATTTCGTCTATTTTGTCGCGCACTTACAGTCGCCTTTTCTGTGGGAAACGATAGAACCTTCTGAAAGCTTGAGACCCTCAGATCGAACGGTCTTAGCTATAAGGTAAGTAGGGATTTTGCCGTCAATAGCGTTTTTTAAGACTTTACGGTTTTTTTCGTCAAGAGATTTTAATAATAAATCTACAGGACACCCTTTAGATCTTGGTTGATATTTTGTGAATGCTGTCTCTAAGTCCATAACGCGCAGTTTAACCATAAAGTTAATCTTGAGACCTGCGACACGCCAAAGCAAAAACCCCCACTTTTTATTGGTAGGGGTTTTCTTAGGTTTGATATCACTCGTAACCTAGTCTGCTATACCCTGTCGGTATCGGACCGACAGACGAACTTTACATACGGATTCTTAAATACTTAGCAACACGCCCTAAACTAAACCGCCAAACTTTTCCTCAAAGTCGTCTATATGGTCGTCCACGTCACGCGTGATCGCTGGAAAATCGTCGATCACCTTTGCTCCATATTATTCGCATACGGTGTGACGATATGAGAGTCAGGCATAACGTTAGGTTGAGTAGAGGGATTGTGTGGGACAGCCATTCCACCAAGAGCTGAGACAGCTACTAAAGCTAGGTGGTGAGGATCTGTAGTAAAACCAGCTGCAGCCCAAGCTGACATACCTGTAGTGGCTGCCAGGGTGACTGATTTTGGGTTAGAGATAGGAAAGCGGATCAAGGTAATTCCTTCATTAAAGCTGTGTAAGTAGGTTTGTCCACGATACCCGTTTGAGGGGTTTTCTGGGCCTTCTGAAAGGTTTTTACAGCTGCCGTGTCAGTAGTAGACCAGGCTGAATTGAGATTGACCTTAGCGATCAAACCGAGCTTATAGAGAGCCTTTTCTACAGCTATCTCTTGAGGAGTCTTAGCTTTGATGGCAAAAGCTGAGGCAGTCCAGGCAGGAGCTGAATAGACGGTTGTGGGTTTGGTGACAGCTGGAGTTGAATTGTGAACCATAGCTACGCCAGTGCCTGTGAGAGCTGCAGCTCCAGCCATACCCGTAGCTACCATTTTGTTTGTACCTATAGATTGAGCTGGCTTTATTGTATTTTCATAAGCAGGACGGACAACAGCTAAAACGTAAAGATAAGATCTGTGGCGCAGATAAACACCGTGGCCATTAGCTTGTGACGCCTGGGTTATATGTTCAGGGCTTGTATTGCCACCGACGGTCGTTATGCCATCTCGAGAAGCTGCAATAACGATTTCAACGTGATCAGCTTGCCCCGTACCCTCAAAAGAATAAAAAACCAAGTCTCCTGGACGCGCTTCATACTTGCCGACTACAGCACCTTTAGCTTGAAACCAGGATAGTCCAGCTGGGCAATATGCAAAACCTTTAGGGGTTTGAGCTGCTACTAAGTTAGAGAGATTATTTTGTGCAAAGACCCAGGAGACAAAGCAGGCGCACCACGGAACGTCCCCGATCCCATACCACTCTGAGTATGGATTTTTGTCGGTTGATCCACCGTAAAAGCCTGTCTGCCCCTGGGCAGTTGTAACAATATCTAGAGCTGTAGCCATAGCTACATTCTATCTACTTTGTAGTTTCAGCTTTTGCGACCTTATTTCCCTCAGTTACAGCTGCATTAACAGCAGCTTCTACGAGAGGAGCAGGAGCTCCTGTTTCCTTCACGATTGTATTAACAAGAGACTTAGGGTTAAGTTTTGCAAGAATTGGAACAAGTAGTCCACCTACAAGAGCGCCAACTACGACCTCTTTGACCGTACGGTGACCTGTTTGGAATGTTGCATAGCCAGCAGCAATAACGCCGTAGCCATAGTGCTCAAGAAGAGCGATATTTTGCTTTGAGAGTTTAATCTTTGGGAGCTTCATTAGATTCCTTTCCAGAAATCAGATTACGGACGAACTTTTCGGCCTCGAAATCACTAGCTGAGGCGTGGTGAACTCCACCGACCCCTCTGTGGTGCTTTTCGCATAACCATTCAAGGTTATCTGCTGATTCTACCCAAGCACCGACCTCATCTGGGTTAGAAACGCCTGGATAGACAGATTCAAGCCATTTTAAGTCCACACCATTTTGTAAGCTGAACTCGACGTGAGCGTGGTGTAGCTCTAGTCCTCCATAGCACTCAGAGAAATCTTGACGAGCTCCTCCGATAGCGCATACCGCTGTGGCTTTCGTTTTCTTACGGAACGCGTTGAAATCTTTGTAATGAGGGTCTTCGGTGCGCTCAGAATGCTCAGGGTATGAGACATAATACGAGTTAGTAATTTTTTGATTGTGAGCCTCCGTCACTTGCTGCCTTCTTCAATATGATTATTAAATCTACCCTTTAATTCAGCTACAGCCTTGACAGTCTCAAGAGTGAGTCGGGTATTTTCTTCCATAGCTTTGTCTTGGCGCTCATTACGAGCTTCAATTCGAGCTAGGCTATCGGCGATCGAACCGCCACCGTTACGCTTTATATGTATAGTTTTCCAAGTTATCCAATTTGTCTTTGATTCTAAACCAGATTTTGAACCCAGCATAAATAGCTACCGAAGTTGCGCCTAAAAACCAGATTATTTGAGCCCAGTTAGCAGCGTCAGAGAGGTTCATATAGTTGCGCCCTTTCGGGTTATAGGTTAGACGAGGGTAATAGTCCTAATTGTACCGTTTGCGTCTATGACTTTCAGAGTGTTAGAAGTTGAGTTGATCCACATATCACCTTTGCGCGGATAGGTAGGGTCTGTGGCGACAACAGGGATAGTAAAGCGACCTGCTGTTTCCAATTTTGAAATACGAGCGTCCAAAGCTGTAAATATGTCACGGATAGCTGGTGGCTGATTGACGTATGGCATTTGATCCCCTAGTTACTTGTTGTCGTAAGGGTAAGGGTAACGCGCTCAGGTTGATTGTTTTCACCTGGAGATACGTTTAGCCCAATAATTCGATAGTTACCGTCAAAACCAGAAGGGTAAAAATCGTCTGTAATTATTAAGCGAGCTTGATCTCCTAAGCTATAAGTTCCATAGACAGGATCTGCATACGGTGGAGCTACTACCTGGATAGTTTGAGGTGGATAGGAAACTACTGATACCTGGCCTGTAGCCATATTTCCAAGCAGTGTGCTATCGGTGATATTGGAGTAGTTCATTGAGTCCTCAAGAAGAGGCCAGCCAGCTGTGAGCTTTGTAGAGTCAATTCCAGTAGAGATCAGCTTAGCTTCATTAGATCCAGCTCCAGTGAGATAAACCGTATTAGCAGCTTTTGTGCCGTCCTCTTTGTAGTTGTACTGGACGATATTTCCAGCAGGCAGCATAAAGACAGGGACGGTAGTTGAGGTGGTTGAGTAGGTATTACCCAGTCTTGGATAGCCCAGTTGTAAAGTCTTAGTCGGATTACCGCCACCGTCATAAGCCACCTTGATATTAAAATCAAAGCCGTTAGTAGCTTTAGCTAGATCCGAAATAGCGCTGAAATAGGTTTTAAGCTCGTAGCTGTAATAAGTCTGTGTGATCGTTACTCCAGAGGTATTTGTAGGCACGATAACGCCTATATTGCCCCCTGTGACCGCTTGAGCTGCATTCACTAGGTTTTGTACCACCGTGAGCTGATCGACCCCTGTAAAGGCCTGTGTGGTCGTTATACGCCTACGCTCGAAGTAGCTCTCAAACTCACGAGCTGTGACCTTGAGGTGCTGGCTTTGGCTGTCCCATTCACGGTTCCAGATAACGCCACCCCAGACCAGGGTGCCAGCTCGGTCCACGTAGATCGCATTTCTGCCTGGGACAGTAGAAGCTAGGACATTCAGATTAGCTGCGCTCACGCCCGATAGAAGTAAATCCCCTGTCAGCGTTCCAGCAGCGTTTAACTGCTGCGTAAAATTGACATTAGTAATCGGCAGTTCACCAATAATGTTATTAGTCAGTAGGTCGGCGAATAGATACCGATAATAAGTAGTAGCCATTTCGCCCCCTTGAGTTATGCGTTAGGAGAGTTTATCTCTTTCGGCGCATTAGGGATAACTATAGTTATTGGCTCAGGCTCAATAAAAATATCTTTTTTAGCGTCATAAGTCCAACCAATACCAGCATATTTATCACGAAAATTAGCATTGTAAGAAGTCTGAACCCATTTAGTGTTTGCGCCATAAAGACTTTGACAAAACTTAATTCCTAATTCTTCTTGTTCAATTCCATATTCATTATGTGTTTCGTCATTAGAAATAACTATTACACGAATAACTTTATTATTTGAATCTAATTCAGCAAAGTGTGCCATTTATATCTCCTTATGCCCAATAACTAACAATTACAACACCGCTACCGCCAGCACCGCCAGCACCTGATGTCAGAGTTGCACCTGATGATACTTGCGCGGAACCACCACCACCACCACCTGCTCCAGTATTTACTCCAGCAGCACCGCCAGCAACTCCCGTACAGTTAGTACTAGCATTACCACCTGCACCAGCACCGCCACCACCGCCACCATTTAATCCATTACCACCATTTTGATAGCCACCAGTATAGTAGGTACCATTACCGCCCGAACCTCCACCGCCAGCAATTCCAGCAGTAGAAGATCCGCCTGTTCCTGTAAATGAACCAACTGTTGAGTTAGAACCAGCCGTTCCGCTATTTCCAAGAACACCTAATAAATAATTTAGTGAAGCACCACCTGAGTTTGGACTTGAAGTTTGACTGCCATTACCACCTGCACCACCTGCTAAATAAATAGCAGTTTTTGCGCTTGATTGTGTTGATGTTCCACCTGAACCTGCTGAACCTTGTGTAGCAGCAGCATAACCGCCACCGCCACCGTTTGCAGTTATGTATCCAAAAACTGAGTTATTACCAGTACCGCCATTACCGCCAGCAAAAAATCCATTACCACTTGTAGAAGCACTACCAGCAGTACCGCCAGCACCGACTGTAATAGTGATTGGAGAAGAAACATTTGTGCCTAAGC